TTATTTGGCGGAAAAATGTCGTTGTCGTTGAAGGCAAAAAAATTTCCATCGTGTGCGCGTATAACCTGAACCCCAATATTTCGGCAATATATAGCACACGGTTCAAGGCCCTTTCTAATCACATTATTTCTAATATTGAAAAACTGGACACGATTCGTCAAATTAAAGAAACCTATAGCACCTGCCAAGCAGCGGCGGCGGCAACAGCAGATACGCATAAATCGCACGAGATCTTCATGGTTGACCAACGAACGCCTGTTAAATTGGACGACAATATTTACGTCCGCGTGGAAATAGTGAGGGAAGAGACGGGCGACGAGAAGGACAAACAATATACNAAAACGGAAAAAATGACATTCCAAATTTACTCCTATGTGCATTCAATTAGTTTTCTAAAGGCGTACGTGGACAATATTACAGAGCAATACGTTTCGTCAATTAAGGCAATTCGCAGCAATAATAGGTTTATATATAGTTTAGATAGCGTAAATCAAAAAGGCGATGAGGGTATTTTGAGTTGTTGGCGGGAAGACGTCTTTGATAGCGCGCGAACATTTCAAAACATGTTTTTTGATGGGAAGCAGCAGTTGGTGGCGCATATTGACTATTTCTTGAAAAACAAGGAATGGTATTATGAAAAGGGGATACCGTACTCGCTGGGAATTGGGCTGCATGGCCCACCCGGCACTGGCAAGACATCATTTATCAAGGCACTCGCAAAACACACAAATCGTCACCTGGTCGTGATTCCGCTTAAAATTATCAAAACCAAAAAACAGTTGGAGAGTTTCTTCTTTGAAAACACTTATTCATGCTGCAATGAAAAGGACTCGGTCACGTTTGACAAGAAAATTATTGTTTTTGAAGATATTGATTGCATCGGGGACATTATATTAGACCGCAATCGTAGTCCAGCTGTAGCTGAAACGGATTTAACGGAAACCGCAAAATTATGCGAATTGATGCAGAGTATTTGCGAGACAAACGAAATAAAAACGGCCAAATTTCCCCTTTCCGTTAGCGAAGACCCGATTACGTTGGACGACATTCTTAATTTATGGGACGGAATTAGAGAGACTCCTGGGAGAATATTAGTAATTTCTTCAAATCATTATAGTAAACTTGACCCAGCCCTGACGCGGCCAGGAAGAATTGACATAACGCACGAATTGAAAAATGCCAGCCACAAAACAATCGCTGAAATGCATAGGCATCTATTTGGGAACAGTCTAAATACTGGAAAATTGAAAAAAATACAGGAGTTTTTGTATTCCCCGGCCGAACTGATAAATTTTTACGTGCAATATAAGAATGAACATGACTTTGTAAAAAGACTATTGGAGAACAAGAAAATTGTATAATAAATTTCGTTTTATTGTGAAATAGTAAATACTGGACTATAATAGTTCAATGATTAATGAATTTGTGGCAAAATTAATTGACAATTTACCAGACGACATAAAAAATTCAAAGGAGCCGTTGGTATTAGACCTTGTTCTGGACGGCGGCGCATTTAACGGCAGCTATCTGGTAGGCGCCCTATATTTTTTAAAGGAAATGGAGAAGCGCAATTATGTGAAAATAAACAGAATTTCCGGATGCAGCGTTGGCGCGATTGCAGGATTCCTGTATTACATTGACGGATTGCATCTTATGACCAATTTATATGAAGTAATTACGGCGGACTTTAGACAGTCATATCAGTTACAATTTGTGAAGGAGTTACACAAGTATTTAGGTCCGCACATTCCAAATGATATATGTCAACAGATTAACGGCAAGTTCTTTATCACATATCATAATATTAAAAAGGGCAAAAAACCAGTAAGGTCTAAATACGCGAATGTAGCCGACATTTTGAAAACGATTGTCAAGTCATCCTATATTCCATTTTTAATAGACGGGAATGTGTTATACGAAAAAAAATACATGGACGGCATTACCCCATTTGTATTTAACACAGAGGCGAATAAGAAGATCCTGTATTTAGACCTATTTGGGGCAGACAAAATAAGCAACCTATTGAACGTAAAGAATGAAAAGTCTAACTATCACCGGGTATTGTCNGGCCTATTAGACATACATTCGTTTTATATAAAACAGACAAACACGCAAATGTGCAGTTACGTGAACGACTGGAGTTTCATCAGCAAAGGGAGCAACTATATTAAATGGTTAGTAGAAAAACTGATTACATATTTTATATATTTTGTCGTCTTAATCAGTAAGCGCATTCCTGTGGAATTTAAAGAGAGTGTATTCTGCAAGCTGGCCTCCAAGATATTGTACGACATTTTTATCGTAATACTGGAGAGTCGCTGTTTATAAGTTCAAATAATTTAGCATTAATATTGTCCTATAAAAATGGACGATATTGATATAACAACCCCTGGGTTTTCATTAGATAGTGTTCCTGATTTAACAGAAATCGTATCTAATATTGTTGACACAGCGGACCCAGAGTTGCATGATTACGCCATGTATATTTTAGCGGCTATGCTTATGGCTCTCGCTGGCATTGTATTTCTATATAAGTTTACAAGACGCGTCCCGCGGGTTACGTTTCAAGACAAACTGGACGACTGTTATGGCGACAAATGTCATCCGTAATTTAGCGTCTTCGCGCGGTTCTTCCTCCATAAATCGCAAACGGCTTGGCCTTCTTTGTCTTCTTCGCCTTCGTCTTTTTGATAGGCGTCTTCTTGGTCTTCTTCGCCTTTCTCTCTTTCTTCATACCATCTGATTTTTTATTTATTAAATCGCTTGGTTTATAGCTTAAGAAGAGCTCCTCAAACGCCGCAGGGTCTCCCTTTTCCTTGAGTTCCTTGTATTTTTCCGCCTTGTGTGCGCGCATTTCTTCCACAGACTCTTGGTGTCCATAACAAGTGATACTGAAACGTCTAAGCAGACCCTTTTGCTCCAGACGGTTTTTCTGTTGAACGTCAAATAGGTACTTAGACATGCACAATATTCTATCCAAAAAGAGATTGTAATAGGGGCGGTCTGCATACACAAATGCCAAATAAAAACTCAACATGGTGTCTACGGTTGCAATTTTGACATTTTGGCCGCCGATGCTAAGATTGTTATAACTATGGCATGCGATTGGTTTGTAAATAAACGCAACTGTATCGTTACCAACGCGGACTTCATAGTGCTCAGGGATAACCTCGCCAATATTTGCATGCTTTATAATCTTTACATTTTTAATATTAATATCCCCAAGCCGCTCCTTGACAATTTCCGCCGTTGTTTGTGGGTCGGTGGCCAGAACATCAAAATCGGCGTAACGCTCCAACTTGTGTCGCAAATTCTTAGGCATGTATTGAGAATAGAGAGAAATCGCATACCCTCCAAAGAAAACGACACCCTGGTTTATTAGGGTGTTTCGCACGTTATCATAGATGTGGTCTTCCTCGGTTTTATTTTCCATTTCGCGCTGAAACTCCACGGAGTTGCAATTTACATCTGTTACTGGGAAATGTTTATTCAAAAGCGTGAGACGTTTAAGAACCTTTTCCCACCGGCTGGTGTCTCCGGCAGGTCTGGATAATTCAAGATACATGGACATTCTTAAATAGTTTGGGGGAGCGTACAGTATTCCGCCTACACGCAGCGCATCCTTTTTGATCGCATTGTATACGCCCTTGGGTAAAAGCGTTATATCCGCCACTGGCATAAAATTCACAAAGACCTTATATGTTCCTGCATGTTGCCCAGATTTTGCCTCTACATCGGTGAAGCCGCTTTTGTAATAAATGTCGGCCAATTCCTTCGCATCGTTCAATGCGCTCGTTGAAAAAAAATCATAGTCGGGCACCTCAATCTCCTTGTTGTAAAATTGGTCATCTATTGGCAGTATATTATTTATAGCTGTGCCTCCGTAGCAAATCAGGTTCTTTTTCTTAAGGAAGTCCTCAACTATAGTAATAACCTGCTGAATTTCACGCGAATTAACCACGCGTTTGCCTATTTTTTCTTCTGCTTTATCAACTGCTTGGCGGAGAATCGCCAACTCACAGTCAGAGAATTTTAGTCCTCTGCATATATTTTTTTGAGCCATGCCTTCTTATACATATAACAAGATTAATTATTATACAAAATTTTATATAATAATTCAGTTGCTTAGACACATNAAATATTGAAGCTATAAAAGTCAGTTTCCACCGTGCGCGTAGCATACGAATAAGCCGGGTTCTGCGGTGTGGGTGCAGGAATAGTTACAATCTGATTCCTTAAATTTGCGGGTTTTAAACAGAAAGCATACCCTCCCTCGTCAAAGAATTCTGTATTTTCAAGTAGCAGGTTGTCCACTTGTTGATAACGCATTGCCACCATTTGGCATCCATATGTTCTGCACAATAACGCACTTGGGTTCACTGGATCGCCTCCTGTGTCTGGAAATACAATTGTCATACCAGTTTTATTAAAGTCGGTTAGCTCCTGAACGTCCGGGTTGTTTTTAACGTCATAGTAGCGGTATCCTCGCATAAACACCGAGTTACTTGTTAAATTAACATATTCTAAAAAGGCTTCATTCTCCAAAAAGGAGGCGTTACTTCTATCAACGACCAAAATAACTTTGTTCTTAAATGTTAAGAGCGGGACTGCCCCTAAATTTGTCCCCGAGTTTTCAAAGCTATATTCCTTTCCGAGCATGATATTATCGTATAACTTGAGTGTGCTCGCCAAATTAGAATACATCTCTTGGTTATTACTCTTAATACGTAAATGAATTATGAGGGGGTCCGTCGGATTGGGCACCGTCCCGCTCGCAAATGCGTAACCGCCAATGGTCTCCATTATCCCGCTAAATGGCACCGAATTGTAGGTCTCTTTAATAAAAAAACTGTCCGAGGTAGATGTGGCGACAACCGGTTGATTATCTATTGAGTACACCTCAAAATCCAGGCAGCGAACGCCCTGCTTAAGGACGGCCTTTAGATTGCATAAATCTACGTAATCATCCTTGTACGACCCACCAGAGCATGCATTGAATGCTGTTTTAATATAATAGTCGTATAGGTTGCCACTGCAATCAGAATCGTTTGCGGAAATTGGGCGGATATTTCCATTTAAACTTGGGTATAAGGTATTCATATAATCGCATTCATTTTGTTCCAAGTTGACGCGACGCTTTATGTAAACATATGCAAGTAGTATAAAAATGACGGCCACCGCAACACCAATCAATAGTACAATTTTGTCCATTCGTATTAATCTAATATAATATAATAAGTTATTTTTAGTAGTTACATATTACTAAAATACCTCAATTGCTACTACAAGGGCACCAAAGAAAATGTAGGATTAAGCGACTAATTTATATTATAGCAAATTAAGAATTAAAAAATTTATATATAATATACTAAAATATGGCTGGAGGATTAATGAACCTTGTAGCTACTGGACAACAAAATGTTATTCTAAATGGTAATCCAAGTAAGACCTTTTGGAAAGCAACATATAAAAAGTATACTAATTTCGGGAAACAAAACTTTCGCCTTGATTACGAGGGGACGCCTACCTTGGGCCTAACAAATGAGTCTACCTTTGCATTCAAAGTAAAGCGCTATGCGGATCTNNTAATGGACTGTTACATCTCCATCAATCTGCCTACTATTTGGAGTCCTGTTTTGCCTCCACAGCCTTACACGGATCAGAGCGGGGCTACCGTATATACCGATTGGGCGCCATACGACTTCAGGTGGATTGATAATATTGGCGCGCAGATTATTAGCCGTATTACCATAACGTGCGGCAACCAAAAACTACAAGAATATTCGGGCCAGTATTTGTTGGCGTCCACACAGAGAGACTTTAGCGCAGAAAAGTTGGCGCTGTTCAATGAGATGATTGGCCAAACTGCCGAATTAAATGACCCAGCAAACTCGGGCGCACGCGTGAATGCATACCCAAATGCGTATTATACTGACAGTCCCGCTGGAGCACAGCCGTCTATCATGGGGCGCACATTGTACATTCCGCTCGGGGCGTGGTTTAACCTGGTTACAATGCAGGCGTTTCCGCTCGTCGCGCTTCAATATAACGAACTGCAGATTAGTGTTTCATTCCGACCAATTAATGAATGGTTTACGATACGTGATGTGATGGATTATACAAACAATTTTCCAGTGGTTGCGCCCAATTTTAACCAATTTTATATGCAGTTCTATAGATTTCTGCAAACGCCGCCAGATGTGGCACTTGGTCCTGCGTCATACATAGACACGAG